TGACAATAAGGGAAGAACAAATAAGCTCGGCGGTTTGTGGGAACCGAGATAAGAGATATCGGTAAAGCAAAAACTCACAGTCCTCCATAAAGTCAGGAATAAAGTGAGATTCATAGGCGGTATAATCGGTGGAAATAAATTTCTTACCGCAGTCTTTGAGTGCATTGATCATAAGTGGACGCTCAGACACAGGTCGCATCTTGACAAAATGATTATCAGAAAAGACGACCTTCTCAATGGCGTGAAACCAAGGCCCAGAAAAGGCTTTGAAGTAATCACTACGAGAGTTAATCCAACGAGGCAATTTAGGCATGGGATAAGACTCACACTTAACAAAAGATTTAACTTTACGACATTGCTTAGGTGTGGGCGCCTTATGATCGAGTTCATCATAACATTCAATAAGCTGTTGTTTTCGGTGACCATTATAAGGGGCTTCCTGAATCCACAGCATAAAATCAGGTTCTTCCTCTAATGGTTTGAAATGTGTTGTGATGTACCTCATCACAGATGCCCTGAAAGCATCACGGTCATAAGTCGGAGGCGGTAAGGCTCGACCAAGACGACCAGCCATTGCCATGACTTGAAAATCGGGGTCATGTCTACATGGGCTAATTGGGACAAAAGGGTAGAATTGTAAATTAGATAGAGACCAATAATTAACACTACGCACTTGAGGAACGTGTAAATTGAAGACACGGAATTCCTCTGCAAGTTGTGGTGTGGAAAATAAGAAGTCTCTATGGGTATAACCTTCAACCCAGGACTTGCCGGTTGGGATTTTCCTGGCAGATGTTGAAAATACTTCATTGCAAAAGCATAAGTATCTTCCATACATTTAACGTTATCATCACGAAGATCATGAACAGCATAAGTTTTCATTAAGGACCCAATGGAAGCAGCTGCTGTGTCATAAGAGGCATCAATAAGTTTCACTTTCAACGAGGAAAATAACCCGTTGTCAATGTGCAAGACACGGACTACAGGCTTGACATCGGTTATCAAAAACAACAGTGTCGTAAACCAGACGAGCAAAATTGAAACATGTGGAGTAAATAATGACACTAGACAAGCGATGGAAGCAAGATTAGTCTTAACCGTTGAAAACAATCCAACGGTGAGAAGACAATTAACAATAATCATGTTTAATAACATGGTAAGCGAATGAGAGAAACATAATGTAGTTGTTAGTGTCAGTAACAATGAAAAACAAAGATAATGGGTAGGGAAATAAGCATGTAGTTGAAAGCATGTGAGCTTTGATGAGTCGGCCTTAGTACGTTCAGAATTCTGGACCGCAACAGGTCTATTATCATCAGGTGTGACTCGGACGTTGATTTCAGCCACAGAGACCTCAGTCTTGTAAAGCAAGCACACAAGTTTGTCACAAGCGGATTGTATTCGCGCATGTTCAATTGCAGATGTATATGTAAAACAGCTACACCCAGAAGATAACTTTGCATAAATGGAGTGCAATGGTCGAAAGTTGTAGTTGGGTGATGCATCTGCAGAGAACTTGGAGCATAAATACCGCAAGACTAATGAAACGTAAATGAGGTAAATGTTCCAAATGTTGACGATGTTAGAAAACACTCGGAGAACCAGCGCACGAGCACCTACAGCGGGATAAGCATTAACAGCGTTGACAGGTGGAATTTCCGATGCATCCACATTAAGAGCGTCAACAGGTAGGTTTTCCAACGAAGGAAATATGTACGCGTCAGAAGTCGCTTCATCATACACATCAATAACAGTCTCTGCAATGATGGGTGCCAAAACAGGTAACGGCTCAGAGACAGATGGTCGAATGATGTTGATAGGACTCGGACGCTGGATTTTTAAAGGCGGACGTAAAACACCTTCTGACGGAGTCAATCCAAGCATCGAACTGTCAAGCCATGCATTGAAAATCCTGATGTCCTGAGGCAAGGTAAGATTATTAACAACCTCAGCAGATTTCTTCAATGCAGCAGCAATTTCTGTGGACTTATATTGGGATGCGAGAAAGGCAATATCATTAAGCTCTTCGTCGCGATCATTAGCGATGCCGCGGCGAATGTAATCCCAGACGTCATTATTGAATCTAATCCCAGCAGACATCAAGGTCGCCCTAAGTTGACGACGCCACAAAAACGTCTTATCAACATTGCCATTGGTGGCGTGCATGTATTGATTGATGTCAGACCCTGAAATATGCGAGTATTTATTATCGCGAGCCAAGGTGTGTTCAATACGTTTGTTCGTACGGTCGCGATGTTTTCGATTCATGGCAATAACACGCTCCTTATTGTTAGGATTACCGTGAATGGTGTGCATCGCATGATTGATATCAGTGAACCCACAATATTGTAGATGCAACTTCTCAAGTTGCTGAGAAACAAAAGTGGTGTTGGACGATGCAATATAAGGTGTGAAGCAAGGTTCATAGCATTCGAGACGACGAACGCCAACAGCACTAAAAT